AAAGTACAAACTAACTACTGGAACGTAGAAGATACACAGCAGTGGCGAACAGAAGACACTGACAATTTCTTTTACGAGATTGAGGAGAAGAAACATGATAAAAAAGATTAAGGAAAAAATTAAAAAGGCATGGAAGTGGTATACTGACTGGCTTTTTAGTTGGCAAAAATGAGTAAAAAACCATTAAATATTTCCGAGGAGGCAGCTGTCCAAATGCCTATGAAGACGGTTGCCAGCCTCATCGCGCTCGTCGCAATTGGAACCTGGGCTTATTTCGGACTGCATGAAACACTAAACAATCATGCTACAAAGATAGAGTTGATGCAAAAAGATTTGGAACAAAACTCAGAGTTTAGAATTAAATACCCACGTGGAGAACTTGGTCAATCAAGTGGAGAGGCGGAACTCTTCATGTTAGTGGAACACTTAGCCGGTGTTTTAGAGGAAGTAGATGCAGAGGTTAAGAGTATGAGAAACAATGCAGTTAACATAGAATTTTTAAAAGATAGAACAAAAAAACTTACAGAAGATGTAGAAAAATTAATTAGAAACGGGAACGGTCATCAATGATAGAAATGGTATTTGCTTTACTGCTCCTGCAGGACCACAAAATTATAGAACATCGTTACCACGAGTCGTTAAGCCAATGTATGAAGGCCCGACGTTATGCCATGAAGGACAAAAGCTCTAAAGATAGAGTAGTCTATAAATGCATTCAATCTAAGGCAAATGTAGAGGTGTACATGGGGGAGAAAAAAATTCTTTCTTTGATTCTTGACTAAGAAAAACAACAAAATTGCAAAACAATTAAGGGATAGACGATATCATCAACGTGTGGTAAAGTCTAAAAAGCATTATGACAGGAAAACTTTTCGTAAAATTTCACGCAGAGATAGTGAACGGGATATGTCCTAGTTGTGAACAATTAACAATGTTAGTTGGAGTAACTAGAGATCAGTATCGTTGTTTAACTTGCGGAGAAGATTTAAAACAACATATTAATGGTAGTATTACATACATACCTCACTTAACAAAAGATACGTTACAATCTACAGTTGATGATTTTTTAGGTTATGGCAAAGAAAGTTAAGTTTGGTTTATCTACAGCGCCACGTGCAAAGCCTAAAAAAAGACCGGGTAGACACAAAAAAAGCCCAAATAAACACGAAAAAAGAATGGGAAAATATCGAAGAAAGTAGTTGACAAATATCCTTTGATATCCTATATATAAAAGCTAAATCACCTAGAGAAAAAACAAATTAAGTGGTTCTTAATTTTTGTGGTCTCGGGAGGGTTCTACCATACGCCGTACTCAATCGGTTGCAATAGAACGCCGGCTAGCTAAGGCTAAGAGAAATGATCTAGGCACGTTAGGGTGTATCGAAAGCTAGGTTGCCCTAACGTGGGATGAAAAAAATTATGAAAGAAAAAATAATAA